ATATCAAATGCCATAGAAGCAACAGCTGCGCTGTGTGGATCTTTACCATAGCCTTGGCCGGGGAACATATCCATTTGCACCATCTCTGGTTCTGGTTCTGGACGCCAATTTTTTGGTTTTTCTGGTTGTGTTTTAGACTTAAAAAAATCCATAAAACCTTCTTCAACTTGCATTTTTTCTACTTCTTCTTTGATAATTTCTTGTAAAAAATGTTTCTTAATTTTCATTTACTTCTCCTCTAATAATTGTAACGATAAATACCGCGAGTTGGAAAACCATAACGAGGTATGGAACCCTTAAATTTCTCTTGTGGGATCTCGCCAAGATCTGTGCTGCTTTCTTCATCTGGATTAAGCAACTCGCGTTCAAGATCATCAATAAATTTTTTACGAATGCTAAATTCTGCTTTATCTTTAGAAATAAAATTGTAAAGATTGAGCAGCACTACATCAAGTGGCTCCTCTTCGCCTTTTTTTTCAATAGCGAACTTAGCTTCCATAGAACCATAAATGTTCCCACCAAGGATGCTATCAGGCATTATTACGCCATTTGTCATTAGGTGTTGAAAGAGTTGATCTTGATCTGTGTAAACATCATTGCTAAATTCGCCCTTGGGAATTGCTAAGATTTTTCCTTTGTCGGGCATTATTATAACATTCATGTTTTGATGATCGGTGATTAAGATGTTCCCATCAAGTGTTTTTCCAATAGAAAGTTTAATTTTTTTGAATGTTTTTTCGCTAACTACAAGCTTTCTATCGCCAAAACTATCGCTTAATTTAAGTGCAATAGGCATTATTTTTGAACCTCGGCAGCAAATTCTTGAATAAACATAACTTTTTTAATTAGTTCCTCATCAATGCTTTCAACTGTAAACGATTCTAATAGTTGTTTAAGAGTGTTTACTTTTTGTAGTGCTTCTTTATTGCTTTTTACTAGTTCACTATCCAACGATTCGGTTATGCATTGCTTTAATCTGCTTATTTCTTCATTAAGATAAACTTTTAATTCAACATCTTCATTGGAATAATTAATAAATTTAGAAAGTAAAGTTTTTTGTTCTGTTAGTAACTTATCCCCATAGGCTTCATTAAACTTTCTAATAAAACTGTTTAGAACGCTTGTTTCTGTTTTTTCAACAATAACTTTTTTTTCTTGTTTTTCAGAGGTTATTGTTTCCATAAGTTCTTGTTCAAGCAAGACTTTTTGTCTTGGTTCTACACTTTTATTAAAAATTTGCGAAATGGTTGCAAGTGTTTTGTAGTTAGGAACAAAATTATTGTAAACTTGAGCGCCTACAAATTTATTTATTTTGCCAATTAAGCGGCTTTGTTCATTAAAAATTTCTGTTTCGTTTAGCTTGTCATAATCGTTTTTAACTTGCGTTATTAGTTTTTCTGCTACATTTTTAGGAAATGCATCCGTAGCATAGAGCTGTTTGTAAAGCGTTAGCTCTTTATCTAAAAGACTACCTTTTTTAAAATGTTCTCTAATAAGAATAGAAACATTTTTTTGTTGTGTTTTATTTTTAGAAATAACTGCTTTAGTTAATTCTTTAATAAGTGCTTCAAAAAGAAACGCTGTGTTGCGTTTTTTATTATGTTTACTTTTTAACTTATTTTGCATTCTTTTTCTCCAAGCTTGCTAATAGAATTTTAATGTCTCTATTTGCTTCATGCAGTTTAATTTCATCTTTATCGTTTGAATCTTCTAAATAATTAGTTTCTTCCATAAGGTGTGACATAACTGATTGTTGTTTAAAGTCATTTGCACCGGGGAACATCCCGCGCATCCCAGTTTCAGGATTAGCAGCTTTTTTCATTTGATAGTTGACACCCTTATTTTTACGCATGTCTGGTAGACCGCGATCTTTCTTTTTTACATAGTTATCCTTGCGTTTTGCTGGTGGGGTGCCGCCCTCTACGTCGGGGACAACTAATAAGCCACCCTCGCCACCCGCAGCGCCTTCGCCACCAGCAGCTGCTTCGCCGCCTTCAAGACCACCAGCTTCTCCCCCTGCTTCTCCACCAAGACCACCGCCGCCTAAACCAGCTGCGGCTTCGCCACCGGCTTCCGCAGCAGTTCCGGCAGCACTAGCAACACCCTCAAGAGATTTTTCAAAAACTTTATCGTAATAAATTTCACGTTGCATTTTCTTAAAATCATGTTCTGAAAGGTTAAAGACGTTTTCGCTAATCCAGCGCTTGCTAAAAAAGCCTTCTTTTGCTTGTGCGGCAACCTCAAATTTAGTTTTCCAATGTTCCAGTTCTTGTAGCTCACTGATTTTAGAAGGGTTGTTCAGTGTTAAGCTAAATTTAAGTAAATCTTCGTTACGATAACCAAGAGTAAATAAATGGATAATGCCAATCTTTTCTAACTCTGCAATAATAACGCGTTGTAAACGTTGCACTGTGCGTGCAAAACGGATATCTTTTTGTGCTAGCGTGCTTTTATCTTCCTGTGTGCCTTCGCCCTTGGAAAGATAGCTTTGTGGAATTTTTAGTGCGCTAAACAGTTTGTCGCGTAAGTATTTTACGTCATCAATGTCACCGGTAAATTGACCACCGCTGAGTGTGTCAATTTTTGTGTTGCTTTGACCGCGAACAGGAATGAAATAATCTTCATCAATGCTCATGGGGTTGTAACGTAAATCAACACGACCTGTGTTTGGATCAACAATCATGTTGCGTTTCATTTGCGATTGCACTTTTAACATCATTTGTTCCATGTCTTCTGGTGCAATGTTGCCAACATCAATGTAGAAAACACGGCGATCAGGCGCACGAACGATGCGATAAGCCATCATGGCGTCTTCAAGCAGTGTTAATTGACGCCAAATGCGGCGCGCTGGTTCAAGAACGCTTGTTCCATAGGGCGCATATTTATCCTGACCAAGAATGCGAAAATGCGCAATTTGCCAATTCTCAAAAGTTAAACCACCACTGTTCCATTGGAACTGCACATAGTTTGGGTTTGTTTTATCTTCGCCCTCAAGGCGTTCGATCTCTGGCGATGGTAAGCCAATAGCGCCTTTAACCCCAAGTTGGTCGTCAAGATCTACATAGAGAAACATGTCACCAAACTTTACTAGTGTGCGGCACCAACCAAATAAATTAAATTCAATATTAAGAATGTCATAGTAAAGGCTTTCAAGAATAGCTTTGATTTCTTGGTTAGGCGACTTAATGTGCAACATCTTTGTTAAGCCGCTGTGTGTTGTCATTTCATCAGCATAGATGTCTAGCGCACTGGCAATTTCGGGGGTAAATTCCATTTGATCAAAATCGCTGTAGCGCTCAGCGCGGGTTTGATTAGCCATAATGTTAGCTTGAATGGCATCAAACGGGTTGTAACTTGTTTTTTGAAATTGCTTACCGCTAGCACTGTTAAAATCAAACTTATTTAACTGGCGGCGTTTAAAACGAATCTGCGCTTGTTGACGGTAATTGATTAACGGGCCTGAAAAAAGCCGTGTAAGTGTTCTAAATAATTGTGAATCTTTATTTTTTAAATTTCGTCGCTGATCAGCCATTTTTAGCCCTTAATTAACCACAAATAATCTTGATAAAGTTTTTTTGTGGTGTTTGTTTGTAGTTCACGATTCTCAACCATTCCGTTGATTGAAGAATTAAATTTAGTGCCGGTTTTACCTATTGATCCAAGTAAAGCTTTTGTATATTCTACATCTTTTACGTTGTTTATTAAAGCAGTATCCCGCACCCAGCAAGCAATTGCTAGTGAAAGCACAAGATCGTCGTTGTAGCCTTTTTGCGCTTCTGGCCTGCCGTTTGACCAGATAAACTTTTCAAGTTCGCGTAATGTGCGTGCTGAATTAATAGTGATTACTTTATTCCGAATTAATTCATCAAGTTTAGCGATTATTAGCGGTCTAGTTTTCATAGACGTTGTAAAACCAGCAACAGCGCTGCTGTTACCGTAGGCCATGCTTGATTCAATGTAATCGTGATTGGTCTTAGAAGAATAATAAAGATTACGATAACCCATGTTTGCTAACTTTTGGGCTACTGTAAAACCAATGTTGTTGTTTTCAACTATTAGCAGCGCATTGCCGTACTCTTTTCCAACATCGCTTAGCAGATTAACAAATTGATCTGGCTCTACTTTGCCTTGGTACTCGGCAACTTGCTCCATTGTAGATGCATTAATTACGTGAAAAACAGAATAATCAAGCCCATCACCACGGGCAACGTCGGCGCTTAGGATATACCTTCCTTGATGATTAAAAGGCTTCCAAACATGATAATTACGATCTATCCAAGATTTATGTTTAGGCTCACTTACAGCTTCTCTAATCCGTTGTAGATCGTCTGGATCAATAACGGTTTCGCCGCTAGCATTAAAAGAACACAAATATTCCTGTGCTATTTCACGCTTAGCCATGTTTTTAGTTTCATTGTCAAACCATTCTTGGTCATGCTCAGGATGAACGCTCCAAGGAAGGTTTGTAGGAACGAACAAATTTTGATTGTTTTGCGCATCTTCAAAGGTTTTATGAAACCAGTTGCCAATGCCATTGGGCGAAGATAGCGCAACGCAACGACCGCCAGTAGAAATAGTGGGATAAATGGCTGTCCAGATTGTTTCCATGTTATCAATGTGCGCAGCTTCATCAATAACAAGCAGCGAAACAGCCTCAGAACGACCGGCGTCTTCACTGGTGGCTACAGCCTTGATTTGAGAACCATTTGTAAGTTCAAAAGAATGCTTGTTATCTGTTTTAACCGTAGCGATTTTTAACCAATCAGGAACGTTATTAATAATATACTTGACTTTTTTTACCATGTTGCTGGCTGTGTTATATTTTGTAGCCATTACCAGCACGTTTTTTTCACGATAAAACAGTAGCAACCAAGAAATATAGCCCGCAACTATGGTAGAAATACCAAGCTGGCGAGCTTTTACAATTACATTAAAGCGATGATCGCGGAACTTACCTAGCAGATCATCCTGAAAGTCGTATGTTTTAAAAGTAATCATACCACGATCAGGATGTGAAATTTTGGCGTAATTCTTTAAAAAGTAAGATGGATTCTTACCAGCTTTTATTATTTCTTTCTTGATTTCCTCAACTGTAAGTTCATCCATGCGCCCACTCTATTTAATTTTTGTGCTGACGTTTTGTGGCTTTACTTTGCCTTTTTCTAGTTTTTTGTAGTAAGCATCCATGCGTTCTAGATTTTGTTTAGCAACTTCGGTTGGGGCTACTGGTGCAACTTCTTTTAAATTAAGTACTTCATAACCCATAATTGCTTTGATCATAGCCTTCATGCGATTGCTTGTTTCTACCAGCACTGAGATGTCACCAGCTTCTTTTAAGCGCAATTGCGAACCAGTGTGTTTGGCAAATTCTTTTGCAATGTAGTTTTTTATGTCATTAATTCTGCGTTCTACTTCTTTTTCAAACTTTTTTTGATGCAGTTCACGGATTGGTTCAACGCTGTGATATTTAATCATTAGCATGTTGCCGTGTAGAGAGATG